ATTTCTTCATCTAGCACAATCTCGTGAATAAAAATAGTGCCGGTTTCATCTTCATCTGTATAAATTACTACATCAATTGCAACTTTCTTTGCATCGTCTGTAATACCTTTAACAATTTTACTCGCACAAACACTTTGAACAATATCAAAATACTCTATGATATCATCCTCCTCGATTTCTTCTCTTGTGTTCCATCGAACAAAATTCTTTACAAATGCCATAATTTATTATCCACCGTCTTTTTTACTTGTTCCTGCATACAGTCCGAACCATGCCGCACCTGCTCCTACTATAATACTTATCAATCCTGATTGCTCTAGGCTAGGACTTTCTAGTTCCATAAACCACATTACTGAGTAATACAACAAAAATATGTATACACTTAGGAATGCTCTTGGGAAAATTCTCCAGGCATCTATTGCCTTTGCTAAGTCAATCCATGGTTGATATTTATTTTTACTACTATCAACAAGAGTTGTGTCTACTTCTAGTTCTATTTGTACTATTTTCTTTTCTACATCTGTCATCTTGCTATCTCCTGTGTATATAGTGTATTTATCTTTTTTATTGACTTATTCAGGATTTGAATATATAATACTTAAACTAACATAAATATATTTTACACAGCAATACACAGAGGGCAACATGGCATTTAACAAAACATTCAACACAGAAGAAGTCGGAAGACTTAAAAGACTCATTCAAGAAGGCGACCAAGTATTATACGAGGTAGACGCATTACAAACAGGACTTAGAGAAACCGTCAAAGCAATAGCAGAAGAGATGGAAATTAAGCCTGCAATCCTAAACAAAGCAATTAAAGTAGCTCACAAGGCAAACTTTGGAGAAGAATCAGATAAATTCGACGAGCTAGAAACAATTTTAGCGGCAGTCGGCAAAGATCAACTTTAGTTCACACGTTTAGGAGAAGTAATTAGTGAGTTATGTAGACGCATTCCACGACAGGACTAAAGACATTATACATGTATCCGAACGGATAAATGGTAAACGTGTATTAGTTCAGCACAAACCAGAATACAATTTCTATTATGCAGACCCTAAGGGTAGATCCAGAAGTGTGTATGGTGATCCTGTATCAGAAGTAGTTTGTAGAAACAACAAAGACTTCAAAAAGAACGTAGCAATTAACAGAGCAAGTGGACAGTTATATGAAACTGACATTAAGCCTGTAAACAAAACGTTAGCAAAACATTACCTAGGTGTAGACCAACCTAAACTGCATACAGCATTTTTTGATATTGAGGTAGACTTTGATCCTATTAGAGGATTTAGTTCACCTGAAGATGCATTCATGCCTATTACTGCTATTGGTGTTTATTTAGATTGGATGGATGCTATGGTATGTTTGGCAGTACCACCTAAGACATTAAGTTGGGAACAAGCACAAGAGATTGCAAAGCCATTACCAGAAGTCATGTTGTTCAGAGATGAAGCACAGATGATTAAAACATTCCTACAACTAATAGATGATGCAGACATACTTAGTGGCTGGAACAGTGAAGGTTATGATATTCCTTATACAGTTAATAGAACTATAAAAGTCTTAGGTAAAGCAGAGACTAGAAAGTTTTGTCTGTTTGACCAATTCCCTAAAGAACGAACTTATGATAACTTTGGTAGTGAAAGACAGAGTTATGACTTGATAGGTAGAGTGCATTTAGATTACATGCAACTGTATAGAAAGTTCAACTATGAAGAACGACACAGTTATAGGTTAGACTTTATTGGTGAGATGGAGTTAGGTGAAAAGAAAGTAGCCTATGAAGGAAGTCTAGATAGATTATATAATCATGACTTCCACAAGTTTTTAGAATATAACATACAAGATGTTATGTTGATTGCTAACATGGATACGAAGTTACAGTTCATTGACCTTGCTAATACTATTGCACATGACAATACTGTATTACTATTTACTACAATGGGTGCTGTAGCAACTACTGAACAAGCAATCATTAACGAAGCACATAGACGTGGCATGTGTGTTCCAGATAGAAAACGTAGTAAGCCTGACCCAACTAGTACAGCGGCGGCTGGTGCCTTTGTGGCAACTCCTAAGAAAGGATTCCATGAATGGATAGGCTCAATGGATATTAACTCCCTATACCCTAGTGTGTTCCGTGCATTAAATATGGCACAGGAAACTATTGTAGGACAGTTAAGGCAAGACTACACAGAAGAAGAACTAACAAACAAAATTAAGTTAGAGAAGATGTCCTTTGCAGATGCTTGGTTAGGTAAGTTTGGTACTAACGAATATGAAATGGTAATGGACAAAGATGTTAACCATGTAATGAAGTTAGATATGGAAGATGGTTCCGAACTAGATGTTACTGGAGCAGATGTTTATAACTTGATATTCAACAGCGGACAACCTTGGTGCATTAGTAGTAACGGCACAATATTTAAAACAGATGTAGCAGGAGTTATTCCAGGCTTACTTGAACGTTGGTATAAGGAACGACAAGAGTTGCAGGCTAAGAAGAAAGCCGCCACAACTCCAGAAGATATAGCATTTTGGGATAAGAGACAGTTAGTTAAAAAGATTAACCTGAACAGTTTATATGGTGCGGTATTGAATCCAGGCTGTAGGTTCTTCGATAAACGAATTGGTCAAAGTACAACTTTGACGGGTAGGCGAATCACTCGCCACATGGGAGCAAAAGTGAATGAGTTGCTCACAGGAAGTTACGATCATACAGGTGAATGCATGATTTATGGCGATACAGACTCTGTGTATTTCACAGCCACACCGGCTATGCCAGATGATATGTCCTTAGATATGGACGGAGCAATCAAACTGTATGACCGTATCAGTGACCAAGTTTCAGATACGTTCCCTGACTTTATGTACAAGGACTTTAATTGTCCAATGGCATTAGGTAGTATTATTAAAGCAGGTAGAGAAGTAGTTGGTAAGTCAGGATTGTTTATTACTAAGAAAAGATATGCTATCAAATGTTTAGACATAGAAGGATATCAACCAGAGGGTGGTAAACTAAAAATAATGGGAATGGATATCAAACGTAGTGATACTCCAGAGTTTGTACAAGACTTCCTAGAAGAAATACTAGACTCTACATTGGAAGGTGAAGGTGAAGAACAAGTTATACAAATGATTAAAGACTTTAAAGCAGACTTCAAGTCATTAGAACCTTGGAAGAAAGGTATGCCTAAACGTGTTAATAACTTGACCAAGTACACTAACAAGCTCAACAATCAAATTAAAGGTCCTGGGCCAAGCATAACATTACATAAGTTAGATGCATTGAAAGGTGAGAAAGAAAATAAAATGATTCCAGGACATGTTAGAGCAAGTATTAATTACAACAACATGAAGTTTGCTAACAGCGACAACTATAGTTTAAGTATAATGGATGGTGCAAAAGTTGTAGTGTGTAGATTAAAGAACAATGCTATGAACTATGCCAGTATCGCTTATCCTACAGATGAGTTAAAGATACCACAATGGTTTAAAGACTTACCGTTTGATGAGGATGCCATGGAAGCCGCAGTATTAGATAAGAAAATAGGAAACGTATTAGGAGTTATGAATTGGGATCTGAATAGAGCCAACAATGCAGAAACTTTAGATGCGTTCTTTGAATTTTGATGACATATGATAAGAAACAAGCATTCAAGGAGTCTACAATCGATACAGGATTAGCTCTACTGATTAACTTTCCACTGAACATATTGCTACTGAACATAGCATATTGGGGAGAACTAACAATATTTGAGACTTCGGTCTTTTTAACAATAGTATTTACAACCTTTGCTATTGTTAGAAAAACTTATACAAGGTTGTATTTTGATAAAAGAAATCAAAGAAAAACGGTAAAAAATACTTGACTTATCTAAATAACAAGTGTATAATACTTAAAAGAATATTCTATCGGAGAAATTATGAATAATTATATTAAAGATACTATGAAAGATGTTATTCGTCATACACATGACTTAGGCATTTATGAAATGGTAAAGATTAAAGGCACAGCAGAGACAACTGAGATTGAGACTGTTGATGCTGACAAAACAGTTATCCTTAAAGGTATCATGAACAATCCTGTTCCAGAC